CCTAAAAGATTTTTAGATATTTCGCTGGGTGAATCGAAACATAATGGTGTATTCCATCGAGGAATTACCGTCAGTGTCATTATAGACTATAGTCGGCTGGGTAGTAATTGAACCAGCCTCCAGAATCCAAGACTCGACGCCCGCGATTCCGTCTTTATTAAATGACGTTTTAGCGCTGCCATTAAAAATAGTTAGCGCCTCTGAATTTGCAGCGCTGTTTAAAAATACATCGTCGTCTGAATATCTCAGAACCCGGAAAACCAAGTTCCGCGCGTCGGCGTCGCTGCGCTTGTTAATGTTGACGCCCACCGACCCCATGACCTGGGAGGTCAGAGGGTTGATAGGGTTTAAATCAAAAATATCACCGGCAATAAAGTCTAGAATCGGAGTGCCATTTAAGATCAAAGTTGTGGCGTCTGCCGCCAGGGTTACAGTTGACATTTAAATCCCCTTATTCGTTAAAATTAATGATGATGTCGGCGCTATGAATTGCGCCGGCATTTTTAATTGCGATCTGAAGCACTGGCGATTTTCGGGCCGCGCGATCCGCTGCCGATTGCGATGCTAGTGAACCAGCTAGGATATAAAAGCCGCTCTGCAAAATGGTTCGCTTGAAGGTATCCAGGTCACCGAAGAAATCGGAACCGGTCCAAGTGCCCGGAGCAATTACACCCGCGCGAACATATTGCCGGCAGGTTTTTTCATTCGCGTCAACCAGCACATCCACGCCCGCTTTTGTTTGCGGGATTTTTGTGGCAGTGCCCTTTAGCACGTTAAAATTTGCCGTCTGAATGGCATCAATAAATGAAATCAAATTGTAACGATTGTTGGTCCAGTTGTTCGCGCCACTGGTTAGCAGTACCGGGGTGGTTTTTATCGTCGTGTAAACATCAAGCCCAACCAGTTTGGCGGCCGTCAGATCGGTCTGGCTAATTGATTCGGCCGGTTGAGATAACTCCTTATTTGCTAAGGTGATCGCATTATTGGCCGCATTAAAATTAACAACGTGTGCGCGCGCCATATAGCTGGTGGCCAACTTTCGGTTATTGGCCGGACTGTAAATGCAACGGTAATTCGTCTGGCCAGCAAGCTTAATTGCCCAAACTGCATTAGACGGTACGACGACAAGATAAGATGCACCAGTGAAGACGTCATACTGTAGCACGCTGTTTGCCTGCGACCATGCCGCCAGGGTAGCACGCTCACTATCGGTTGGCTGATCGATCCATGTTACACCACGGAATTGGACCGCAGCCAGTAGCGCATTAAGGGCGGTCGTTTTGGTCTCGACGGTTAGGGTGGCAGCGGCCGCGCCCTGAGTAATCGTTGCGCCGGTGCCCGTGGCCAGGTCGAATACTTCGCCAACATAGGTGCCAGTGCCCGGGTCGGTTGCGAAAGTGATCAAGCTGGTTGCGCCGGTGGTGCTAGACGCTACCAAGATGCGGTTATCAGTGCTAAGCGAGACAACGCCGCCGGACACTGCCGCATTAAGGACCGCAACGGCTTCGGCCAGGGTGGTAACCGCTTGGAAATTCAAAGCCGTTAAATTCTCTGTAGCGCCGTCAATGGTTATATCAAGCGTGCCATCACTTATGGCTTGCAACTGCGCGATAACAGTAGCTGAAGACAACTGAGCACCGGCTAGGACGGCTGAAGTAGCGGCAACGGCTTCATCGCCTGCGCGCCAATATCCAACAATCAGAATTCCGCCCGCATTGATCGGGTTGGGCTGGGTACCGAAAAACGCCAGCGCGTGCGCGGCGATCTGCGAGTTGGACCCAAATGCCGTGGCAACATCGGTCGAGTTTGAATAAAGCGCGTACCGGTTCGCAGTAGAAAGTGGGCCGTCTTGCTGCGATGTCATAATTGCAACCGCATTCATATTGTCAGTAGCTGCGAGTGCCCCCGATGCCAGTAGTGTTACGTTGATCACGTTGTTAATGCTAGCGCTCATGTGATGGGCTCCTCGCCGGTTTCTGTTAGAATGCTGAACTGTGCTGTTTCGATGCTTAAAACACTCAATTCCAGCGTTTGATTATATTGCAAATTCAGTTGTAACTCAATATTTTCGCCGTACTGCTGACCAGTCAATGACTTAACATCAGTCAAGTTTATGGCCGCGTAGACCGTGATACCCTGGGCAACTTGCAGCTCATGAGATTTCTGGCTAGCGGCCATTAAAATAAAATTCATTGCGGTTTCATACGCTAAAGAACCATAAAAATTTATCGTGCACGGCTTCTGAAATCGGCTGCCAATAGTCTGAACTTCGGTATTCCCGTTGTATGAATTTCCGCTACTGACGCGTAGGTCAGCGCCTAGGCCGTCGACAACTATGTAACCGGTTTCGAATTGCTCTCGCTCGAAATTCTGGCGCCCCAGTCTAATCAGGTTTTCATCATAGACCAACAAGTCACGAATAAATATTGCCAGTTGCTTTAGTGCGTAGTTCATGCGTTCACCACCAGCAACGGCCGGTTGGTCGCCTCAGCAATCGATTCATAATAGCCATAATCTGAATGGTCTATTGAGTCCACCAGCTTGTAATCTGCGCTCTTGTATTCGATGAATTCGCCACGGGTCAGCACTGTCTTAGAATGCACCATTAGGTACCGCTGGCCTGTTTCGATCTGCGCCGTGGTGAGCTGGTCGCGTTGTGCGTTCTGCACCACGGCGTCAACGGTTCGGCCGGCAATCAAATCATCGCGCACAAAATGAATAGTGCGCTGGGTTACCGTTTTGATGATCACGGGCTGTTCCCATTCGCTCAGTGCGTCTCCCATATTTGGTAGCATTTATTTGGCCTTGCTTGGTCGGTTGCAAGTAACCCCGAATAATTTTCGGACGTCTCCAACTCGCTGATAAACTGAGACGCCAAAAACGGTCAGCTTTGCAGCATCGACAATGCTTGTGTAGGTCGCAATAGGGAAAAATATTATTGCAACTTTAGTCACATTAAATTCTATATCAAGCTTTGCCATTTATTGACCCTTCCTTACAACAGATGAAATTGAATTACGTAGCGTACCGGTGTCTATTAATGGCTGCCCGCTGCCCTTGCGCCGTTTGGTGGCTGGCTTGATATCTTCCCACTCGCCATAGCCCATCGATGTGAACGCACCTCGGCTGATGTTCTCAGCCACCAGCCCGACCCGGCCCAGCGCTTGAGCCGCCGTTCGCTTTCCGGTCGAGACTGCATTGAACTGCTGAAGAAGAGCCTTGTCCATCTCATCTTTTTTAGTAATAAATGGCACTCGCAAAAACGAGCGCCTAGGAATCGTAATCAGGTACGGTCCGCTTTCGCCTCCAGGGTGCGTAAACGTTGCCCCGTATTCGTGAATTGCACCGATTCTAATCACGCTCATGCCGTCGCCGTAAATGGCCCCGCCGACTTTATCGATTGGCAGGCCAACTGCGACGTGCATTCTTTTTGCTTTGTTTATTTCAGCCAGAAATGACTCGGAATTTTTGAGCATTTCTCCAGGGCTCACAAAAATACTCCACCAACATGTTTGCTAATCATGCGCATGTACCTTTCGCCATAGCTTGTCGTTCTAAAAAAGTCGAACGAACCGCCGCCGACTTGGGTCGACTGATCGAACGAGGTCGACACACTGCCGACCGAATTCGATTGAATTGACCGTGATGGCGTGCCCGCGCCGCCCTTGCTCGCTGACTTGACTTCAATCGCCATCAGATGAGCGCACAGCATTAGAATGGCCGCATCATCGCAAGTCGCTACACCGTACACGCGCCCGGTATAGCAATCCCATTCAGCCTCAATAAACGGAAATTTGGCATCGACGACCGTGGTTGCAAACTCAGGAAATCGAGCCTTGAAATCGTCGATCATTGCCATCTATTTTACCTCGACCAAAATATTACAACGAATTGACGTAGCCAATTTAGCCATAAAACTTTTGTCACTTTGCTCGGCTTTTGTGATGGTAATTACTGCGCCCGGCACAACATCGGTTCCGCCTACGTTGTGAACGTTGGTGCTTTTGTTTACGTATGTCATGGCTTTGGTTTTCCGTGGCTTTGGTGTGGGTTCATGTGCGGCGGGTTCATTGTCCTGCGGCTCGTCGTCCTGCGGCTCGTCGGCGGGCTCGTCGGCATCGGCATCAGCATCAGCATCAAAACTGCCGCCAGATTCTAAAAGCTTGGCCTCAACAATTAGAGCTTTCAGCTTTTTGGCGCCTGTATTTTCTGCATACACAACGCCCAGATCATCGGCGTCGTTTTTTAATTCAGCTAGGGTTTTCACTTGCTCAGTCATATCATCTCCAAAAAATTAACGGCCGTCCTTGGCCAGGGGTTTTTACAGGCCGGTCATAATATAGCCGGCGGTATCTTCGAGTACATCCAGGCCAGCAACGCGGTAGCGAGATTGTACATGATAGTTGAATGAAGTAATTTTCAAAATCTCACCCAACGTCAGCGGCTCAGGGATGCGCATTTTCATGGCTTCGATGTTGTTATTGTACGCCACTGTGTGCGATACACCAGCGCCGCCGGCGTTATCTGCGCGGAACGTAGCAGAGAACACGATACCCGGGAAATTAGCCTGCAGCAATCGTAAAACGGTAATGTTAGAGCCGTTGGCCGCGTTCAAATTAAGAACGGTCAGGCGGTTCATAACATAGATCGGCATTACGATCCGGTTGGCCATATACTCAGGTGTGTTGTTGACTGCGTTCCACTGGCTAATAACCAGGTCAGAAAAATCGTCATATGCCTGCTGTGCCGTCAGAGTTGCGATGGCGCCGGTGGCTGCTGAAGACGTAAAGCCGCCATAGTTCAGAAGACCTTTCGATGCGGCGTATTCGGAAACACCCAAGAATCCAATTTCATCAACTTCACGGAGATAAATCGCATTGTGGTTTTTGATGTATTCTGACGGCAGATTGCGGCCCTCCAATTGCGCCTGATTGATTTGAGTTTCAGACCAATGAGATTCAGCTTCGCGCTGTCGAACTCGAATAAAGCTGGTTTCAGCGGACATGCCGATGACGCCCTTTCCGCTTGACTTATCGCCAGTGACTCGGAATTGACCAGTAGGGCGCGTACGCAAAGAGCGTATTTGTTCAACAAAGCCGCCGCTATTGTCAGCAACGATGCCGGAATTAACGAAGGCCAGCTCAGGATATTTCTTTTCAAATAACGTAGGGTCGATTGCTTCCAAA